TCAATTTCTACCCAATTAGGATTTTGTTGATCATCAATCTCACCCCAATTTGCAATCTGAGCATCATTAATGACTAACCAATTTGGGCTTTGCCTTTTTGGAGCAAAAGTAACTATTACTAAATTTGCTGTTCCTGGCGTTATTACAATACTTTGAACGACATTTGGGGCACTGGTAGTTGTTACTATTGCTCCAGTTCCAGGGAACGATACCGCACCAATGGCTATGTTTGGTGCGAATCCAGCAAACGTTGCTGCTCCCGTTAAAGTTTCAATTGCTCTATTTGTGACTGGATCCTGACCTTGCGCTGTTATGACACCAGTTCCGGGTATAACACTAAAATGAAGGCTTGGAGCAGCACCAACAATAGATACGGCACCAGTAGACGGAATTGATACTTGACCAGCAATAACAACGCTTGGAGCAGACCCTATTAAAACAGTCTGACCAGTTGGCGTTATATATACTTCTCTAAATGTCGGAGCATAGCCCTGGGTCGTAATGCTCCCAGTTGCAGGAACAATTGATATTCCCCCCTCTTCAGATGCAAAGGGGACTCCAGAAAACGGGGCTTGTGCAAACATCTTGCCCCCTTACTGTTTAGGTAAGAGTGAAGACGCCAGTAGCTGCCGGGAGAACCGTAAGAGTATTGGGCGAAGTGACTGTAAATTGTGAGCTTGATAGCTGGCAGAAACAAACCAACTTACGAGCAGAAGCCACACCCGCCGATGTTCCATACGTAATCACAGCGTACCGAATGTTTGTTAACGACGCACCGGAAGCAGTAAATGTCAAACCCGCTGTTGAGTAGGTGAACTTCATTTGCTTAGCCGATGCGCCCGTTGTCCACTGGCCGGTAGCCGGAACAAGAGCTTTACCACCACTCACGTATCCGCCGGTCGCAGAGATCTGGGCCGTCAGAGAAGCAAACGTGCTGAGGGTAAAGGTCGAAGCATTACTGGAAGTACGGAACAGCGCCATCTTGAAGTTACCAGCACCGAGTTCAATCGTCCCGTTGCCGATGTAGCGTTTGGCAGTGTTATACAGTTGCCATGCGGTTGCAGCCATTTTAAATCTCCTCTAAGTCTGCGCGAGAAGCGCCAGTTTCCAAAATTTGACGAAGTAATCCGCCGTAGATTTCCAACTCCATCACATCACCCATACAGGCAATTAAGTCAATAAACTCTTTGGCCTGCGAAACCATCCACGGATTACAGTGAAAAACTTTGCCGCCGACACGCACAGGAATGACCATCTGATCATCATTTTCTTGCTGCTCGTAAGCATGGTGCGATCCATCTTCCAAACAAGAATCACACCCAAAGATGTGAAAACGCTTGAATCCCAACATTCTAAACAAAGGCAAAGCCCGTAACAAGACGGTAGAACCGCCAGGAACGGGATACCAATTGGCGTATTCGGTCGCCAGAATGTCACTAATCTCTTCCGCGCTGGTGTGCCAGATATACGTCCTGTCCTTGGGCAGCTTGTCAAAGACCGTCGGGTCACACTGCGATGCAATAAAGTATTTGCAGTCCGGGATGATGTTTTCTACAAACCGTGCATTGAACGGCCTGGCGTCTACCATGACCATCGCAGAAGGCATCACCCCCGCGTCGATACAGTATTGGTAGGCGTTGTTCAAAGTAATGAGCTTCACGCCCTGGCGGCGCAGGCTCTTAATCTCTTGGATGTACTCACGCAGGGACGGTCCGCCCCCAACAATCATCGCCTCCACCTCGTTAGTCGGATGGGGAGCAATCTGCTGGAAGCCCTTGCTGATGTTAGTTGCAACGTTCTTCTTTAAGAGATCCAGGTCTATGTTTAACGACCCACACATCTCAAAGTCTTCCGCTGGCATCCAGGTCTCATGCTCAGTCGGCGGAATCTGAGATACCACTACAGTCGGTGGCTCGGAGAAAAACGAAGCGAACATTATTGAGACCTTATCAGGGCGGTTGTAGCCGTGTTGGCAGGCATCGTGACCGTGAATGTTCCGTTAGTCACAATCTTGTCGTTGCCAAAGTTTAGGACTGCTATGGACCTATTTGCCTTGCTAGAGTTGTATATCAAAGCGCCTCGGCAGGTAAATGACGCCCCGGTCCACTGAGGATTGTCAAAGCTCACATACGCGGTTGTTCCAGACGATTCCACTGTAACATTTGTTACAGTAACTCCACCGGCTGTGTAGCCTGTTCCAGTGACTTCTTGGTCCGTGGTGTAGACCGTCGTGGATGCCCCTAAATCGGCGTTTGCGGTGTAGAGGGCGATCTTGATGGTGTCGGTCAAAAGATTGTGGATACCCTCGTAGAGTTCCTCTTTGAACGACGTTGTCTGTGTTTGAGTGATCATCTAATCGGCACTCTAATCTGGCCATTACGGTAGGCGTCTGACCGGTTCTTACCTTCGCTGAGCTGTTTCAGAACGCTCATAGCCTCGTTGTACCGGGCCGTGTAATTGGCAATCGTATCTGGCTCGCTCTTCATGAACGCCGCGGCCTCCAGCAGAGCACCGTACAGCAGCACCGAATCAAAGTTATCCCCAAGCCAGGACGTACCAGCCGTCACAATCGACTCGGGGTAATAGAAGTAGTGCAGCTCCATCGTGTAGTTAGCGTCCGGCGTCGGTCCCAGGATGAACGTGTTCTCATCCCATAGGCCGTAGTACAGCGGCTTGCCTGATGTCGTCGGATACGGATACGCCTGGCGGATGAAGTTCACATCCTTGTCCAGCAGGTACTCGTACTCGCCTGTCACGGGATCAATGACCGCCAAGGAGAAGGTAGACAGCCAATCTACGGGGGCGGACAGATACTGATTCCCACCGGTTGTTATACCAGTAGAGTTCTTCCGCAGGGCAAGAATCTGAATTGAATTGTAGATCCGCTGTTCTGCTTCTTGTACAAACGTAGCTATCTGGCTGGCAGAGGTAAACGATCCCACTGTTTCTGGGAACTCATTCTCCGCGTAGCCCTTAATTGCAGCGGTCAATTCTGTGTAATTCACGCCATCGGCCCTCTAGCCATTACGCCCTTGGTTGCTGCCCCGGTTCCACGGATTTTGATCCCGTCGGTCTTGACATAGTCACGGCCAGGATCGCCAAAGCTCACACGGCCAGCCGGAGTGTTACAAGTAAAGTCCTTGGCAGACAGAGTATTGGGATCGGGAGGACGGCTGACAGACAACTTTGCTGCCTTCTCATCGACCACAGAACCCTTCATGGTATGGGGCGTGGCATACAGCTCACCGCTGCCCACCTCTTTGCCCATCACTTTTTTGCTGAACTTAGCCATTATCGCCCCCTTACGGATTGACGCTGGTTCATTACCTTTGCCATGCCACGGCCATACTTCTTCATGTCGAGAGAAGTCGGGCCACCGGCCTTCATCTTTTTAGCCTTGTGCATAGAAGCCTCATGACCCTTGACGGCCTTCATGGCTTCCTTCTTGGCTACGCTACGCATCTGTTTAGTCATTTTGGACTCCTAAGATATTGAGATTGTTACCGATCCTACTGCTGTTTTAGCCACTAAATCGTTCGGCGTCAACTCCGCATCAAAGTAGGATGAACCACCGACTGGATACCATCCCCACTGAAACACCCGACTCCCCTCTAAAGGGAAACCAAAGCCCAGTGGGGAGGTGCTATTGGTCGTCAGTTCTTGCAATCCACTCGTACCAGACTGTTGATAACTCACATCCGGGCGCGGCTCACGGACGGCTTGTGGATCGTTAACCGGAAACATACCAAGCTGGAGCTGCGGCTGATCAGGGTCGTAGCACGCTCGACACACCTTAATTTTAAAAGGTCTGGTTTTAACGGTTTGTATCCGCAATTCCTTGAGCATAAAGCGTTGATCACACCGATCACACTCCGCAATCGCAAACTTACCAGAGGCGAACTGATTAGGCATAACTTATCCGTAGTAGAACATGTTGCGCGGGACAATCCGCAGCGGAGCTGTCTCACGGTCCTCTTGGGAGGCCAGGGTCCACTGCTCTTCATAGTCCATCTTGAGCATCTGAATCCTGGTGGGGTCTACCCCTGGTAGCTTCATGCCGAGGTAATACGCCAGGCCAGCCACCATACACGGGATAAGCCTGAACGGAATGTCCTGTACCGTTGTTCCATTCCCGGCGTCTTGCATCCGGCGCAGTCTCCAGTAGACAAATGTGTACTGGTCTCCAGGAGGATTAGGCGTCGGCCAAAGGTTTACACACGGGAGGTTCTGCACCGTGATCGGGGGTGTGCCAATGACCGCATGGCTTGTTGCCGTAGTACCGTTCTGTCCACGGGCGCAGTTGATAAGCGAGTTACCCGAGATATTGGGATAACTGATTGTCTCGTTGTTGATCTTGATAAAGCCTGCCGCAGCCAAGCCTGTAGTCGTGCTCAGCTCAATCGTCGTATCCGTGGCGTTGATATCTTGGGCCAGGGTAATGGCCGTAATGTTCTCGTTCCCAGACTGCCGGTTGAACCAATACTGAATCGGGCGTCCCTGGGTGAGCTTGTTTGGAATTGAAGAATAGGTTGGCTCAGCAATGTTGCTGATGTTGATGTCGATCTGGTTCAGCGTACCGGGGTTCTGCCGGATGACCGTATCAAGGATCTGGATGGTATCCGAGGGAATGGGATAGATGGCCTGGCCTGTAACCAGCGGGAACGATCCCTGCTCCATCGTCCACAAATTCACGCCACGATTTGACCACTCTATCGTCAACAGATTTAATGACCGCCTGGCCGTCCGCAGATCGTAACCAGAACGCAGCTCACCACCGACGCGCTCAAACGCCTCTTCAATAAGATTGGAGAGGTCTAGGTTAAACGCTACGGTACCGGAGGTAGGCATTTTACTTTCCTAGTTTCTTCAATGTCTGAGCCAGGCGAGCACGCTGGCCCATCTTGCCAGGCTTCTTGGCAGCGGCAGCAAGTTTACCGGCAGGGATCTTCTCACCCTTCTTGACGCCAAGAGAGGCGCGTAACGCACCAGGCTTCTTGATTGCGTCTTTGATAAAACCACCAGACTTTGCAATAACAGTTTTGCCTTTACCCTTCTTGATCTGATCAATCGGGTCTTTGCTCATCTGGTCTTCTTTAGCCGGGTTAGGTGTAACCGTTTTCATCTGAACCTCGCTGTTTTTGCTGCAATTCGTTTTGGCTGTTTAACAAACTGTTTTCCAGCAGCTTTACCAGCTCTTTTCGCTCTAGTCGTCGCTGCATACTCTGAACTAGAAAGTGCGTTGATCGCCTTCTCTGGGAGGTAGCGCTCGCCGGTAACGGACGACGGTTTACCACTTCGTGTTGTCCATTTCTGCTGGCCCCATTCTTTTAAGCTCTGTTGTGGCTTCTTTAGCGGCATCGCGTTCAGTCCTTTTTCTCATCCGGTATACCTCTGCTGCTTTCAAAACCCAGGAAAACACATTCCCGTCTCGCTTCGGGTCGTATACCGGTGCCCGGATCACTTATATCCACCCCCCTTAGCTTTGTACTGCTTAGCCAAGAGCTGTGCTTTGCGGGCTGACCACTGACCCGCAGCAGTCA